GGCCCTGTTCGCCCTGCGGGCCGCGCGGGCCTTCGGGGCCGGTCGGTCCGGTCGCGCCGGTGTCACCTTTCTCTCCTTGGGGGCCAGTATCGCCCTTGTCGCCTTTCAGCGCGGCAAGCTGTGCCGCCGTAAAGTCGGAATAGGTAAAGGCATTGCCCTTGTCTCCCTTTGCACCCTGCGGGCCAACGGGGCCGGTCTCTCCTTGAATACCCTGCTCCCCCTGCGGGCCGCGCGCGCCGGTTTCACCTTTGGGGCCTTGGGGACCCGTCGCGCCGGTCGCGCCGGTCTCTCCCTTGGGGCCCTGTGCGCCGGTTGCGCCCGTGTCTCCCTTGGGGCCGGTTGCGCCTGTGTCGCCCTTGGGCCCCTGCTCGCCGGTATCTCCCTTTGGTCCGACTTCACCCTGTGGGCCGGTCGCGGCAACGCCCGTGTCGGCAAAAGCGCCCGCCGCGGCGTCCCACTTGAACCAGTTTCCCGTGGTCTCGTCGACGTAGGGCATCTTGGAAACCGCCGTCTCCGCATCCGCCGCCGCCTGCAAAACCTCGTCGACCCAGCTTTGATAAGCTGCGGGCGGCTCGGTCGTGCCGTTTGCGCTCAGCGACGGCTCGACCACCGTGCGCCACGTCCGGCTCTTGGCAATCGCGCCGCCCACGGTGTAGGTGAGCTCGGCCATGCCCTCGCCCGCCTTTGCGGTGTCGGCGTTGCTCAGCGTCCAGATCACATCGCCGTTCTCGCTCGTTACGCTCGCGGGGTACGGTGCGCTGTCGCCCTCGCGCAGCACCGTCAGCGCGAAGACGCCCTCGCCGTACAGCCGCGCCCAACTGTCCGCAAGGCCGCGCCAGACGATCCTCTGCGCCTCGTTCTCGCCCTGATGGCCCAGCGGCAGATACGGCAGCTCGCGCACTTCAATCTCTCTCATACGATCTCGTACCCCCTCTCGTAGCCCTGCGCCGGTTCATGCGTCCTGCCCCAATAGCGGGCAAAATTGCCGTAGGCCTCGTTATAGAGCTGGCTCGAATCGGCATACCGGCTGTACTCGCCGTTCTCCGCATCGATCTTCGCCTTGAGGTACAGCACGTACAGCTCATCGTGCGGGGCCTTCACCAGCAGCTCCTCGTCCATGCCGTCCGGATAGCCGGTCGCCATGATCTGCTCGAGCTCTTCCGGCGTCGCCAGCAGCACGTCCGCCGCGATCCTGCCCTCAAGTGCCTTGAGCCATTCGAATTTTTCCTCTTCGGGAAAGGCGTTCGGCTTCGCCGTGTCGGCGTGCTGCATCGCTTTTCTCGGCGTCATGTTCTTCTCTCCTCTCTCAATGATGGATAAAGGCGGGCGCGGGTCTTGTCTCACGCCCGCCTTGGCTATTTAGCTTAGAGCGAGTTGCCCGCCGCGATACCGCCGATGGCGGCGAAGCGCCAGTCGTTGAAGCACGCGTTGAAGCGGCTGCGGCCGCGCCAGACGTTCGCGTCGGTGTTCTCGTCGATGGTCGAGCGCGCCTCAAGCTGGATGCGGTCATTCCACACCGCGCCGCCGTAGGTCTCGTTGTACTTGCTGTCCAACAGCACCCACGGGGAAACACCGTTTGTGATGTAGTGGTTCAGATACGGCCACACGATGACGTTCCAGCGGCCGTACTGATAGTTGAAGGCGTTGTTCGCGCTCACGGGGTCCTTGTCCGCGCCGATGGCCGCGAATACCGCCTTCTTGAGGTCGGCGTTCTCGGGGATGAGGATCGTGTCGGGGGCCACGTCAAGGATCTCGTCGTTGTCGCCGCGGAACAGGTGCATCTTGGTCTCGAGCTTGCCCAGCGTGTCCACGCTGAACGCATCCTTGAAGCAGTTGCACTGCTTGTCGCCGCTCACCTTGGGCACGTGCTCCTTGGCGAACAGGTTGCTGCCGTCCGCGCCCGTCAGGTCGAACTTGACGCCCTTAAAGGTCACGCTGCCGTTGCCCATCATGGCCGCGCCGTACAGCGCCGCGCCGAAGAGCTCGCGCGTGCGCTTGTAAGAGGTCATAAAGGCCGCAGGCTGCTTGCGCATGTCGAGCAGCTTGCCGTCCTCGATCATCTCCTTGGACACGCTGAAAGAATCCTTCCACGTCTGGTACTTGAGGAATTTCTGGTAGCCCTCCTGCATGCCGTCCAGCGGATAAGCGCCGTTCTCGCCCACGGGCTCAAAGCCGCTCATGGCCGTCAGCGTGGTCATCACGTCGCCGTAGTTCTTGGAAGAACCCATCAGGAACAGGTTCTTGAGCACGCTGTTCTGCTCAAATTCCTCGCCGCGCTTTTCGAGGAACATCTTGATCGGCGCCTGGCAGTTGCCGTAAACGCTGTTGTTCAGGTTGCTCGATTCCGAAAAAATGATTTTCATTGCTTACTTTCTCTCCTCTCTTCCGTTTTCCTTAGACAAAGCGGCCGCGGATCATGCTGCCCGCTGCCGTGCCCTCAAGGCTCACGACCTCGAACGTGCCGGGCGCCGCCGCGTCCGATGCGCCCGTGACGTACTTTGCCTTGAGACCGCCGCTCGCCACCTGGATCTTGGTGCCGACCTTCACGGCCGCTGCGGCCGCCGCGAGCTCGGTCTCAAAGGTGTACTTGCCCTGCACGCGCGTCACCGCCAGCAGCTCGCCCGCGGCCACCGTGCCGCTCTGCATGCACACGTAGGGCGGCGTGGTCGCCTGGTCGGCAGAGATCGCCGCCAGCTTGCCGTCCGTCACGTTGAGCAGCTGGCCGACCTGATACGTGCCCGCCGCCGCTTCGATGTACTCAAACGGGGTCATTGCCCCGTCCGTCGATTTGATGGGAATAAACATTGCGTTCCTCCTTGTCTTGTTAATTTCTGTTCTTCTCGATCCACGTGCGGATCTCCTCGTCCGTCGCCGTGGGATTGAAGATGCGGAAGCTCGCCAGCTCCTCGCTCGTCACGACCTTGCCGCCCGCGCCGCGGGATGCCGCCGCGCCGGTCAGGTGGTCCTTGCCCCTCTGACCCGTCAAGGCCTGCGCTCTCGCCGCCTCGGCCAGCGCCTTCTCTCGCCGCTCGTGCGTCGAGATGAGGTAGGCATCGTAAAACGACATGCCGCTCTTCACGCGCGCGTAGAATTCCTCGCTCTCGGGGAGCTTCAAAAGATCCTCCACGCCGTTCACCTCGGGCTCGAGCGCGTGGATCTTCTTGATCTGCTCGTCGATGGCGCGCTGCATTTTCTCCTGCTCCGCCGCGGCCTGCTCGCGCTCATGCGCCGCCACGATCTCGGCTGCCCGCTTGACGACAGGATTCTCGCTGATCGCCTCATTGAGAGATTCCTGCGTCAGCTTCCCGGCCTTGAGGTCGCTTTCGAGCTTCTGCTGCTTGAAGGACTTCGACCATTCGTCAAACTGCTCCTTCGTCGCGATGGGCTCGCCCGTGATCGTGTTCTTGAGCCCCGCACTTTCGAAAAAAGCCTTCCACTCCGCGGCCATCTTCTCGCTCTGCGCCTTGAGCGCCGCGTCCACCGCGGCCTGCTGCTCGGCTCTGCGCCGCGCCGCCGCGTGGGCTCTGCGCTCGTCGGGGGTCTGCTCCTTCTTCGCGCCCTCCGCATCGTTGTTGTCTTCTGCGCCTTCCGCGCCGTCCTGGCCCTCGGGAGCGGTTGCGGCGCCCTCTGCGCCCTCGCCGCCCGTCGTGCCGGTATCGCCGCCCTCCGGCGTGCCGTTGGTCTCTTCTGCGGCCGGGGCAGCGGCGCCCGGCTCGTTTGCGCCTGTGGGCTCCTGCTGCGTGCCTGCCTCGTCAGGCGGCACCGTCAGGCCCATCGCTTCAAAGACGTCTTTTTCCGTGAATTCCATGTTCTCTTCCTCTCTGGCATGTTCCCGCTCTCGCCGTGCGCTGTGCAGCCGTTGGCAGCTCTGCTGCCTTGCGGATGCGGCGTCCCCCTTGCGGGGACAATCATGTGAAGCGTTTCCGCTTGCCTTACTTCTTGCCGGTTCTCAAATCGGAGCCGGTATGAATAACGCCCTTCTTCACGTCGGTCTGCTGGTTCGGCGCTTTCACGACCTGCGTGCCGCCATTCTTGATTCTGCCGACGTAACCGCTCTTATCACTCATGCCCGCGTCCTCCTTTCCTTCGGATTTGGCATTTTCCCGCTGTCGCCCTGCGCTGCGCAGCCGTTGGCAGCTCCGCTGCCTTACGGATGCGGCGCCCCCCTTGTGGGGAGACTGTATGCTCTGCGCGCCTTCTTTCGCGCCTTTAGCCTTTCTTACTGCGGCGTGTAAAGCTCTTTCGCCTGTCCGCTCGCGGCGTTCATCGCGTCGGCTTGTGCCTGCGCGTCGATCGCCGCAGCCAGATCGTCCGGCACGCCCGCGCCGCCGCCCGGCATATCACCCTGCATGGCCGCCTGCTGCGCCGCCGCCTGCTGCGCGGCCATCTCTTCCTGGCGCTGCATCTTCTCCTCGAGGTGCTTTTTCGTCTGCGCCGCGCCGGGGTAGTGCAGCTCCTCCATCTTCGCCCAGAACAAAATGAGCGTTTCAAGGTCCGTCGGGTCACCGAAGGCCCCGCCCTCAAGGTTCTGCCGCGTCTCCTGCCACATCGCCTCGCGGTTGCTCGCCAGCGGCGCGCTCGTGTCGCACGAGAAGAGGAACTGATCGTTCCAGTGCAGCTCTCCGTCTTCGCCCTCTTCGAGGAAGTCGTAGCGGTTGAACTCCTCGTACATCGTCTCGCCCGTGCTGTCCTTATACGTCACAGGCCGCGGCTCATCTGAATACGCCAGCCAGAATTTGAACATCGTTTCAAAGAGCTCGGCATAGGCCGCGTTTTTCATCACGCGCTTGCTCTCGAGGCGTCCCGCCGCCTGCGCGGCGGAGAATTCCTTGGCCTTGCCGCTCGTCGCGGTCGTGTCCTGCCTACCCTGAAAGCTGTCCGTAATGCCGATGATCTGTCGCGCCTCTTCGTACACCTGCGCCAGATACGTGAGCTCGTACTGCAAATTGCCCGAAAAATCGTAGACGTCGATGAGGCTTTTGTCGCTCGGCTTTCCGATGTACCAGCGCTCGCCGTCCTCGGGATCGGTACGCAGGTCTACCCGGTCGGGGAGCGTGATGCGCGTGCCCGCCTTCATCAGTCGGTCGATGATCTTCTGCTCGATGCGGTTGCTCGTGTTCTGCTGGTCGCGGATCATGTCAACGTCGCTGTTCCCGAGCAGCTGGCCGAAGACGCTCACGCTGCGCTGCAAGATGATCGGGTAGCGGTCCGGCCGGTAATACGGGATGCGCACCGGTGCCTGTACCGGCAGGCCGTTTTCGTCCACCGTCTCCTGCATCCCGCCGATAAACATGCCGTCGCTGCGCTGTACCGGCGCGTAGAGCTCTTCGAAGTCCTGCGTCTTGCTCTCCCAGTCCTTGCCGCCGCACCACGGGCACGCACCGCCTGAGTAGGCCGCGCCGTTTACCTCCTGCCCCGGCAGCGGCTTTACCTTGCCGCAGCTCTTGCACACCGGCTGCCTGCGTGCCTGATAGTCCTTGAGGTTTTCGAGCTCTGTGTCATTCACCCACGTGTAGCGGTCGATGCCGCCGCGCTCGTTTAGCTTGTAGCCGATGTAAAGCGTCAGGTTCCGGTCGCTCGTGGAGCCGTCGCCGCCGCGGACATCCGGCTCGCTCTCGCCCTCGTTTTCAAGCAGCACGCCGTAGCGGCGCTCGACGTAGCCCTTCGTCGTCGGCACCTTGACGATGAAATAATCCATGTCGGCAATGCCCGTGTAGACGTTCGGCTGCGGCGCGAACTGCTGCGGATGGATGAGCGTCACGTTCACCTCGCCGACGGTCGTGCTCGTGCGCTTCGTGTTGTCCCACTCGACCAAAAAGCCCACGCCGCCCTGAATGGGCACCGTGCGCTCGGCCAGATCGTTCAGCGCCTCAAACGGGAGCCGGTCGAGCTCGTTGCGCAGAAAGTGCTCGATCACGTCGGCCAGGTGCTCGTCCTTCTTGCGCCGCGGCGTCACCTTCGGCTGCGGAATGCTGCTCGATACCTGGCTTTCGATGTTCTCAAACGTGATGTTGCGCACGTGGCTTGTCTTTTTCAGCGTGCCGTCGCGGTGCGTGTCGCCGGGGACGAGCGGCTGCATCGTGCGGTCCCCGTTGTAGACCGCCTCGCGCTCGTTCATTTTTTCGACTTCTTTCGACCACTTGGCGTCGCTCTCATTGAGCCTCGCCTGCCACTCGCGCAGCTCCTCGCTGATCGTGCTTGTCTTTGCTTTTTCTTCCATGTCTTTTCTCCCTCTCATCGCGGCTCGCCCCATAGCGCCAGCATTTCTGCCCGCTCGGTCTCGCTCGCGCTGTTGTAGTCCTCCCACATGTCCGCCGTCCAGCGCGTTTTCTTCGTGCTGCCGGCGGTCTTAATTTCCATCGTCTGCTGGGGCCGCGCATAGTGCGCGATTGCCAGCGCCATCACGCAGTCATCGTGAGCGCCCGGCTCGGCCTCGCCCTGCAAGTCTTTCTCCCGCCGCACGAATGTCAGCATCTCGAGCAGCGTGTCGCGGTCGTTCACCGTGCTCATGCTCTCGCGCAAAATGCGGATGAGCTCAGACAGGATCACCGGTCTCGTCAGTCGGTTCGTCTGGAAGCCGAAGGCGTGCTTGATCTTGCCTGTGAAGTCGTCCTCCACCTCGCGCACATACAGGTTGCGGTAGCCCATCAGGTCGAGCAGCTTCGTCGGGTACGTCGAGAAGTTCGTCTCGATGGCGAGCAGCGCGTCGTTGTAGTACTTGCCGAGGCAGTACATCTGCCGCGCATACGTGTCCTCGTCGTACTGGTGGCGCAGCGTGCAGACCTGCTTGCCCGTGATGTTGTCGAGCACCTGCCCGACGAAATAATCGCTGCCGTCGCCCGCCGTGTCGCCGCCGATGACATACGGCCTCCCCGGTGCCGGCTCTTCGTAGATCGTCACCGCGCCGTCCGGATCGTCCACCCACGCCCAGCGCTCGAGGTGTACGCCGTCTTCCTTGACGACATTTTCGAAGTAGCCGCGCCTCGGCTTCTTCGCCCGCTCGACGATGAGCAGCCGCTCGCTCACCTTTTTCGCGTCGAACACCGTCTTGCCCGTCACGCCCCATTGACCGAGACAATAGACCTGGTAGTAGTACTCGTCCGTCTCTTTGAAGGCTTCGAGCGTCGTGATGGCCTCCGCCGTCAGAAAGCGGTTGTCGAGATACGTGCTCTCGTGCACCGTCGCGCGCGGGTCCTTGCGGTCGAAAAATCGCTTCTTGAGCCAGTGCGTGATCGAAATGGGATTGAACGTCAGGATCATTTGCAGGTAATAGGGGAAGTCTGTGCGCAGTCGGATGTCCAGCTGGTCGAAGTCTCCCTGCTCCAGCTCGCTCGCTTCCTCGATCCAGATGCCCGTGATGTCGTAGATCGACTTGAGCTTTTCCACGTCGTCGAGGCCCGCGAACAGGATCTTGCTGCCGTTCGCAAACGAAATGCTCATGTCACTCTTGTTGACCTTCGCCCCGCTGTCGGGGTAGAAGTCGGATATCTGCCCGCGCAGCTGCTCAAAGCAGCTCTCGCGCAGCGTCCGCGCCACCTTGCGGCACACCAGCCAGCGGTGCCCCGGCTCGCTTGTCACGCGCTCGAGCACCTTGCGCCCTGCGAAGATCGACTTGCCGCTGCCGCCGCCGCCTTTCAGGACGAGGTAGCGGTGCCGGTCAAACAGCAGCGGCAGGAAGCGCGCGTTGTTCGTCGCGCGGAAGTCCCGCCACCACAGCGCCACCTCAAGCTCTCGCTCATAGGTCCGCGTCTTCGTCGCCGCCATCGTGCTCAAACTCCTGCATCAGCTCGCGCAGCATCGCTTGCCGCTCCTCGAGCGGGATGCTTGCCGCTGTCACGGTCTTTGTCGCCCGCTCGCCGAGCTCGACCTCTTTCTTCTCGCTGTAGCCGTAGTTGTTCGTCAGGTTGAAGAGGATTCCTTTCAGGTCCTTGCCCGGTCGCGTCAGCATCTCGTGCTCGTTCCAGGCCTTCATGCGCTCGCGCACCCGCTCGCCGACGGCCGCGAATTCCTCGCTCTCGCCCATGTACCGGCTCCACGTCGCCCGGTCGATACGAAGAAAGGCACACAGCTCGTGCATGCTCGGCGGGATGATGTACTCCGTCACCTCGACCTCTTCGCCCAGCGTGTTTTTCACCGGCACGGGGATGAGGATCACATGACCCTTGTCGTCGCGCTTGCCGCTGTCCACCATTTCCGTGACCTTCACGCGCCGCGTGATCGCTGCGAAATAGCGCTCGCAGGCCTTGCCCAGCGTTGCCGCCGTGTATTTCTTCTGCCGCGCCATCCGCACCCCTCCCCTCGGCGCGCTTGCCTTGTTTTCAAAAAGTGTAGCAAATGCAACAGGTCACGAACCGTCAACTTTTTGAGGGCAAAAAAGAGCCGCAAACCCTTGTCAAATCAGGGCTTGCGGCTTTTCCTCGCACGCGCACGCGCGAGAGCATGCATGCAGCGCGCCCAGGCTCCCCCGCGCGCGTCGTCGTGTTGCGTTTGCTGTATGCTGTTGTTACCGGCGCCGCCGCATCTCGAAATGGATGTACGCGCCGCGGTTCATGCTGTTGCGGATGCACTCGCAGCTCACAAGCTCGAATTCCGGATAGCGCTCCTCGAACCAGTCATAGGCAAGCCCGTCCTCCACAGCCTCGGCCAGCTCTTCGGTCTCGTCCATCGTGAGCTTGCCGTCTGACGTTGCCGCCTCCGGCTGGACGAGGTTCCGGCTGCCGCTCCACCGCTTGTAGCTCGCGTCATCCTTCGTGATGTAATGCGTCAGGCCGCTCACGCCCTCGTCGCCAAATTGCAGGCGCTTGCTGTTGGCGTAGCCGCGCCCCCACAGCGATTCCAGCGTGTCGCGGTCAAGCCCGCCCGAAATGATGAGATGATGGTGGATGCGTCCGCCGCGTCCGCCCTTTTCCGTGGAGAGTATGTACTTGAATTCGATCCCGAGCTTGCGGTACCGCCGCTTGAGCGTGCGCAGATAGTTCTGCACGATGCGCAGCGCGTCCTCTGCGCTCTCCGGCGTGTGGGCGGGATCGTAGGTCAGATGCAGCGCAAGGTCGCGGCTCGTGAAGTTCATGTGCACGATGCGCGTCAATCTCTTCGCCGCGTTCCTCTGGTTGAGCTTCTTCTGGATCTCGCTCGTCGGGCGGCATCTCTTTCTGCGCTCTCCCGGCTTCTGAAAGACAGGATAGATATCACCGTCCAGATAATTGCCGCACACGTATACGCGCTCGCGGTTGAATGTTCTACCCCGATACATAGCCCCGTCCTCCTGCTTCGGAATTGTTCGCTAAGTTAAGATACGTTACAAGCTCGAATCACGCGCGCGTGCGCACGCGTGATATTGAATAATGTGTGTTCGGCCTTCTGTGCGCCGCCGCGCCCTTTCGGCGGCAGCGCACACAGGGCCGAAGCCCTGTCACAGTCTCCGCGGGAAACCCTCGTAATACTTCCGCACGATCCGCTCGAGCGTCGAGCGGGAGAGGCTGTGCTTCATGCAGATGTACGTCGCGTTCGCGTCCGTCGTCACGAATTCGAAAAGTGCCCGGTAGTAGTCCCCGCCGCCGCACTCCATGCACAGGTTGAGGATCTTCCGCTGCGCCTTCTCCGGCATTTCTCGATACAGCAGCGATGAAAAATAGATATATCCCTGCCTCTCATAGCTCACCGGCACGCTCTTTTTGTATCGGAACATCGCTCTCGCCCTCCTCTCCCGCTCTTTGTTCGTCAGAAGCGGAAATACTCTTTCATGCAGCGCCACACGTTGCGCCACGGATGCGCCATGCACCACTTGAGGCTTTCGTGATAGTCCTCTTTGATGGCCTTCTCTTTTTTTAACGCATTCAGCGCCGCGCACAGCAGCTCTTCCTTGCGCTTTGCGTTTGCCTCCGCCTCGCTCAGCTGCGCCCTGATGCTGTTCGTCTCTACCGCGGCCTTGCGCGCGTTCTCTTCCGCGGCCTTGAGCTCCACCATGCGCTCGCCGAGCTGCTTTGCCAGCTCGCGGCTTTCGTTCTTTGCCTTCTCGATGGCCTTCATGTCCTCGCCGTGCTCCTCGAGCGCCTGGTCGCGCATCTTCTCTGCCTCGTCGATACGCGACCGCAGCATCGCCGCCGAATGGTCCGCGCTCTTATACTTCGCGGTGACCTCTTCCAGCGCCTTTTCATTCTCCTCGAGCTTTTCCGTCAGCGCGCTGATCTCTCCACGCAGCTTTTCATTTTCCTCGGCCAGTTTTACGCCGTCCTTAAAATGTGCCGCCGCCTCGGCTTCCGCCGCTTCCTGCTTTTCCGCCGCTTCCTCGAGCATCTTGAGCATCTGCTCCTTCGTGACTTTTTTAATGTTGATCTTCTGCATCGCTCAGCCCTCCACGATCCGCCAGTCGTCGGCCAGCATGTCCGCCTGAGAGGCGAGCCAGCCGAGTTGCACGCCGCTCGTGCCGACAAAGGCGAGCGCCTTGTTACCGATGGCCTCGTGCTGCGCGTTGATGACCTCGTGCGCGGCATTCTCGTAGCTGATGCGCTCCGCAAGCTCGACGTACTGGTTCTTGCCGTTCCAGCCCACGCGGGCGATCTTCATGCCCTTCTTCGCCGCCTCGATGGCGAGACCGAAGCTCATACCGTCAGTCGGGCGATACGCCTCTTCAAATACCTGCTTTGGACTGAAAGATTCATATCCGTCAGGGTAGCGGACCTTATAGCCGTCTTCCTCGGGCTCCATGCTTCTTGGGATGGGCTGGGTCTTCTCGTAAACTTCGCCGCCCTTGCGGATAGCCGGTACTGCCTCGATAAGTTTCGTTCCGATGTACTGTTTCATGGTTCTGCTTCCTTTCTTTTTCGCCCGCAGGCGTGATTAAAGATGTAACTGCTCGTGCTCGCGCAGCTTCTCGACGAGGATCTTCACGACCTTCACGTCGCCGTAGCGCTCAAGGTCCATCGCCGCGCGCTCCTTGATGCCCTGGATAGCGCTCTCCGGCACGTCGGCCTGCAAAATAAACGTCACCTTCATGCCTTTTTCTCCATCGCGCCCAGGTCGCTGAGCCCGCGCTCAATGACGCGCCACACGTGGATGTCGACCATCAGCCCGTCCACGACGATCGCGCGCAGCGTCTCGCGGCTCACGTCCCCGCCGCAGGCCTTGCTCACACGCTCCGTCCACCCCGGGCCGGTCCGCACCTTGTAGCGCACCAGCGCGTCGAAGATTTTCCGCTTCTCCGCCGCGCCGTAGCCCTTGACGCTTAGCGTCGGGAGCGGTTCGGGCGGCTGTGCTTCCGCGGCCGGCCGCTTGTCCTGTCCCGCCGTCCACGCAAGGCCGTCCTTTTCGCTCTTCGGCGGCGCGATGGGCGCGGGCTTGTCCGCCCTCGCGCCCTTTTTCTCGCCCGCGCCGAGCATCGTCCGCCGCATCAGCGTGTTGATGGCCCAGTCCGCGCAGTATGTGCAGAAGTCGAGCTTCGCGATCTCCCCGCCGCCCGCGCCGCTCGCCGTCACGCTCACGCGCTCGTGCGCGCTCATCCCCGTGATGACCCGCCCGCACCGATCGCAATATACCTGCACCATCCGTCAGCCCTCCCTCGGCCCCTCTCGGCCCTCATAGTCCTTGGTGTAGACGAGCTCCGCGATGACCTCCATGTCGCCGCAAATAACCATTTGCAGGATCGTGATATCCTTGTCGGGGTCGCGTTCGTTGCGGGTATAGCCCCTCCAATCGGTCGGATCGCTCCTGATGCTCACCTTTTTCATCGCCTTGTGCCCGCCCTCGGCGAAGAGCGTTTTCGCGTATTCGCTTGTCAGGTTGAACCGCGTAAACCAGCTTTTCGGATGGTTTTTCAAGATCGCGCCGGTCACGGCGTTCACGTGTACCGACTGGCTCGTGCTCCCGCCGCGCAAATTCAAAGTGTCTAACATGTCATGCCCTCCAATGCTTTCTCCGCCTCCTCGCGGGTGAGGAATACGGTCTTGCCAACGTCTGCGCCATCATTACGCAGGCGATACGCGCAGAACCCGTCCGGCTTGCGATTGCACGTTGACATACACAAGTTGTCCTCGTCCGTGCATACCGTTCTGATGTCCGGCACTTCAAGCGCCATTTCTCGTGGCACATTGTCTCGTCCGATTACCCATAGTTTTTCGCCCACCTTGCACGGCAGCACCACCAGCCGCCCGTCCTTGTCGGCGTCAACCAGCTCGCGCAGGTGGTCGGGCGTGGTGCCCAACGCCGCCGAGGCCACCTTGACGAACATCGGGAGCGAGGCCGTCGCCGTGATCTCCTCCGCCGTTATTCCCGTGTCCTCATAGGCGGCAAGCGCGCTGTAGAGCTGCCGAATGATCTGCCGCAGTACGTCCTTCGATACACCGTTCAGCGCCGGACCGTTCAGAACCAGGTCCAGCAGCTTCGGCTTCATGCCTTCAAGGTCGGCGAGCGGGCCGAGATACCGGTCCACGCTCTCGTCCACTCTGACCTCTTCGCTCGTCAGTCGTTTCATGTCACATATCCTCCGTCGTTCTGCGGAAACGCGACGTAAACCGTTGCGCATAGCTCACTGCCGCCGAATTTTCCAGCCGCCGGTCTTTCCTCGATGCGGATTGCCCCGCTTTCCAGCATCTTTTTTGCCAGCATGTCCGCCAGCCGCTCGCTGCTGTATTTCTTGTACCTCTGCAAAAGCTCCTCTGCACGCGGCCCGTTGTCAAACGGCATCGCCCGCACCTCGATCTTCCTGACGCGGTAGCGCTCTTCCTTGATGAGTACTCTGTCCTGCGGTTTCGGCGGCGGAACCTGCTCGACGTACCCGCCGAGCGCCCTGATCGCGCCCCGCCGCAGCTTTTCAAGTAAACCATTCATTTCGCTTTGCCTCCTCCGCTCCTTCTTTCGTCGCGAAAAATGTCTTGCCGAAGTCGCTCAGCTTCTCATAGCCCTCACCGTCCTCGCCTTGCAGAAGCGGCGCCGCCTCGACGACGCGCAGTTTCACCGTTCTGCCGCAGCCGGGCACCCACACTTCGCCGCCGAGCTTGCACGGCAGCGTGATCGCGCGCCCGTCCGCGCCGGCCTCGACCAGCTCGCGCAGGCGTTCGCAGCCGATCTCGTGTAGCTTCTTGCCCATCAGTCGCCCGAGCAGGATCATGCCGTCGCTGCTGAGCTTTTCTTCCTTGAGGATTTCGACCCCGCGCGGCGTCAGCCTTGTCGCCTCGTAGGCGCGCAGGTCTTCCCGGTTCCTCAAATAATCCCGAATGAGCTGCTGCACCACGAATCGCCGTTCCATCGGCCACGCCGCGATCTGCTCTTGCAGCTTTTTCAATGCCTCGTCCGAAACCATCATTTCCTCCTGTTCCGCCGCGCATCCCTGCGCCGCTTCTTCTGTGTGCGTTTGCAATATCTTCCGAATGCCGCGTCCGAGACCGCCAGCGTGCGTTCCATCTTGCGCAGATCGCGTAAGGAAAAATAGGGATAGCCCATCATCCGTCAGCCCTCCTCATCCTGCCATCCGCAGTCTGCGCAGGTGTTAATATCCTTCTCCGCGTTCCAAAAGATGTTCTTTGACCCGCACGCTGGGCATCTTGGAACGTCCCCTATGACGCGCGGCCCGATAGGCCCTCTCGGCTCAGGGGCGTCTCCGCCGCATCCCTCATCTCCTATAACACCCGGCTCTCCCCTCGGCCCCGTCGGGTCCATGTGCCCCAGTACGACTTCGTCGCCGCGGCTCAGAAACTCTTTCAGCGTGCTGCCCCGCTTTTTCAGCCCCTCGTCCATCTTCGTCAGCGCCTCAAGGCCCTGCTGCTGGAATTCGATCAAATCAGCCGCTTCCCGCATCGTTCTGCCGATGCAGTTCGTGCCGATCAGGCCTCTATTGTGGCTCGGGCATCCGTTGCAGTTGTCGCTTGCGCAGCACCGCAGCGCCGTCAAAACCTCGTCACTTGTCATCGCTCTTGCCCTCCTTCGGCTTGACGCGCTGTGCGATGCTGAGGCAGTCCGGCTTTAGGTCCTGCCATACCGGCGATTCCGGGTCTCTCACGGCCATCATCATGCTTACCTTGAAGATCTCCGCCGCCGCTTTGTCTCTGCGCGCAAGCATACTGTAGACCGCCGTGAGCAGGTAGGCCGATTCGGCGAGCAGGTCTCCCATCGACCCCCCCGGCCGCCAGTTCCTTCACTTTTCCGTTTTCGTTCTTATAGCTCAACATGTCTGCACCCTCCTTAAAATTTGAAGCTCTCGCGGATGACCACGCCGCCGACGTTCGCCTCCGCCGTAAAATACCGATGGTTTTCGTTGATGTACACGATTCTCCCGTGTACCCCGCCTTTCTTGCCGAGCGCTGAGACGATCCCGTTCGACCCCTCCCAGCTCGTCGGCACCCAGCTATATGTTTCTCCGACAAACATGCTCATTTTTCCTTTTCCGGCCGCATCAGCGGCTTGAACACTGTCTGCACGCCCTGCATCTGCGGCGTCAGCCACACGCACCACATGACATCCATGAGTGGGCTTGCGCCCTTTTTACCGTCTCGCTCCTTGAAGAGGAAGTCCGGCCGCCACGTCAGCGGCAGAACGTAGCTCGGCGGGATCTTGCGGAAGAGCTGTGCCCGCTTCGCCGCGTGCCAATACTGCGCCTTGAGCAGCATCGCAAATGGCTTGCCGATCTCCGCCGCGTGGCGAATGAATTCTTCCGCCAGTGAAAACGGCGGATTCGTGATAATCCAGTCGGCCGCAGGTGCGTTTCCCGGCTGTCGAGTGGTCAGGAAGTCTATCCCATCGCGGATGTCCGTGCCGTAGACAGCCATCCCGCAGTTCGCCAGCGCTCGCACCATATCCCCTTGCCCACGGGCCGGTTCCCATACGACCGTTTCTCCCGGCAGCTTGAGAAAGCGCATCAGCGCCACCGTCACCTCCGGCGGCGTCGGATAGAGGTCGGACGCCTTGCGCGCCTTCGCGCCGTTCCCGCCCATGATCTGGCTCGCCTGAATGCTATTCATCGCACGCCACCTCCTGCACATAGCCCCAGCTTTGCGGTGCTTTAGTAATCGCCGCTGGAATCATGCAATTTTCATCATAGATACAGGCTGTGCTTTCGTACCCGCTTTTGCTGCATGATTTGCATTTTTCCCAAGTGTGAAATTCTATCAGTTCCTTCGGCGTATCGTAGATTTCCAACTTAGAAATGTGCCAGCCGTAGCCCTTTTGCGCGTGCAGATAATCGTGCATATCCTTGAGATCAAGGCAGGACTGCCGTGCGATAAAATTCGTCGTCGGCTGGTCTTCGTTCTTAACGTAGTAGCTGCCGCCGCGCGCTTTGGTTTCAACCTCGTAAATCCGGTCGCAGGTAAACTCCCCGATGACCTTGCCTCCGCTGTAAAACTGCGGCTTTGGATAGTCCGTCGCAATAAAGTCCTCATGCGGATGTTTTGGCAGCGTGCAGTAGATATAGCACTTAAACGGCGTGTCTATCTTCGGGCGCGTCTTGCGCACTTCAATCGTCTTATTGCCGCTCGCAATCTTCTCGCACCACTTCGAGCGGATACTGATTAAAACCGCTTTACTCACACATTTACCTCCGTGAAGGCCCTCGCCAGATCGTCAATGATCTGGTGCATGAGCCGGTCGCTCACGCTATCCTCGTTCTGGCACCAGAACGTCAATTTCAGGTGCAGCAGCTCGTGCACCAGCGTCTTTTCAAAGCTGAACGGCACAATGCGTTCTCCATAGTGGGCGGGATCGATGATCTCAATGCGAGCGGTCTTAATGGCTTCCGACCATTCAGTGCAGCCCGCCACGCCATCCATCGACATTTCCTCGGGCCGAAGGTTGGTTTCAAGGCTTATTCGCCACTCTTGCAGGCAAAGCCTGCGCTTCCACTTTTTCAGCATGGCGCTCTCTTCGGCGGTCGGCCTCATACCTCTACCTCCTGCACCTTCGCCAGCGGGCAGTAGAAAAGGCAGTTGTGCTTGCTCGCATCCCGCAGGATCGCTCTATGTACCGCCTTGCCGCTCTTGTCGAATCGCAGCTCATAGCCCTCGGGGTAATATTCGATCCCAGCGTACAGCACCTTCGGCTTGCGGTAGCTGAGCATCGCCGCGCTCACGCAGAGTTTCAGATAGTCGCTGCGCTTCACGCGCCCTCACCTGCCTTTTCGGCGATCATGTCCCGCAGCGCGCCCAGCGCGCGGTAGATCTTCGGGCGGCTCTCCTCATCCAGCTCGTCGACGATCTCCGTCATGCGGTTCACCGTCTCCTGTGCCTGCCGGAACAGGACGGCAAACTCCGCGAGTGCCTTGTTGTCCATCGCCGCGGCGCTTTTTCTGGCCTTGTCCAGCTCAGCGCGCAGCGCCGCCGCCTCGTCCTCTGCCTTTTCGGCCTTTTCTGCCGCGGCCTGCGCGTCCGCTTTTGCTTGTGCCAGGTCCTCTCTGGCCTTTTTCAGCTCCTCAGCCTTCTTGCCGATCTTCTCCTTGGCGGAAAGTTCCGCCTCCTTCACCGCCGCCGCGATCTGTTCCTCGCTCGCGTCCACGGTCTGCACCGCCACGTCCACGGGCTTCTCGCGCAGCGCTTTCAATTCCCGTTCCAGCTCCGCCGCGCGCTCCTGCGCGGCCAGCGCCGTTCCCTGCGCGTTTTCCACCTCGGCGCGGGCGGCGTCCGCCGCGTCCTGCGCCTTCTGTGCTTCCGCCGCAGCCTCCTCGTTGGCCTTGCGCTGTTCGTCCAACTCGCGCCGCGCCTTGTCGCGTTCCAGCTCAGCGAGCTTGCGCTGCCGGATGGCCTCTTCAAGCTCGCGTTTGCTCATCTCGGCGACGCTTTTTTCTTCCCCGTTGACAACGTGTTTTTCGCTTGCGAAATTCTCTCGCTCAGATGCCGGCAAAGCCAGTAATACCAAGGCTTTTGAGGTCCCCAAATCCCCCACCAGTGAGGTATTTCCGTACTCCCTCGCAAGCTGCATAAATCGCTGCGCGCTCGTCTCCGAAAACTCCACTTTTTCGCTCAGCCACGGCAGCCATTCCCCGTGTTTGAGCTGCGCTTTCGCCTCGATCAACCGCTTGCCGATCTCGATGACGGCCTGTCCGCCGACATTTTTGTAAAAAATGATCTCGTCCGTGATGGCGGTGATGCTGCGCACCTCGCCGGCCACGGCCATTTCCATTGTTTCGCTCATGCGCCTTTCCTCGCTTTCTTGTCTGCTTTGTTCGTTTCGGCGAACTTTTTGCGTTGTTCCTCCATAAACCACGGCGTCAGCACCTCGCGCTCCCATCTGTCGCAGAAGTCGCGCACCTTTTTCGGGATGCCGTGCTCATACTGCTTGCGCTCGCCGTGGCGTTCGTTGCCGTAGCCGTGCAGCTGGATCTCCTTCGGCATCGCCCGCGTTAGGTCGATGTTCAGCGTGTAATAGCTGCGCTCTGGCCTGCGGTAGTGCCGCACAAAGAAGATCGGCTTGCCGCTGCAATGTGTCCTGCCGTAGGTGCCCACGCAGTGGCGCAGAGTTTTTCCCTCGTCGATCAGCTCCCGCTCCTCCTGTGGGATGCGGATGCAGAGTTCGCCGTCCGTCCATTCCAGCGCCTTGAGCCGGATATAGACCGGCGTAAAATCCGCCGAGTAGTACTTCACGCCCTCGTGCGCCGCGTACATCTCCATTACGCGGTCGTGCGCCGCTTGCAGATCGCGCGGCCACAGCGTTTCGTTCTGGTCCGCCAGCCACAGCGCCCGCAGCACGCGCCGGTAATCGAGCAACAGCTGCACGCCGCCCTTGAGCATTTTTTGCTTTTCGAGATAGCGCACCGTGCGCGCTGGCGTCATGTCTGGCTCCACGTTTCGGATGCCGAGCAGCTTCTCCATGCTTTGCGCGCCAATCTTTCTGACCTCCTGCATAAATTGCAGCGCGTCCGCGTTCTTCACCTCTCTGCGGTATTTCCCCCAGAGTGCGGCCGTCTCACTGCCCCAGTGTTCGCCCCGCAGCGTGCGGTAGGCCTCCTTGCTCATGCCGAGCATTCGGTGCGGCTTCGTTTCGCTCCAATCGACCCACGGGATATTTGGTGCGTCGTGCAGCATGGAATAGTTTCCGCACATGTTCAGATAGTTATCAATGGTCTGCGTCACCGCATCGCCGAACCCCTGCCGCATCAGGTTTTCCACCTGCGGGTGCTTGCGCCAGACGTGCAGATACGCCCCCGGCCAGGTTCCGCCCGTGCCGATGTATTTGTCCAGTGCCGTCTTCTCGCCCGTCGTTCCGCCGAGCTCTGGGCCGTAGGCGCATACCCAGCCGCCGACCTGCCGTCCGTTCACGGCGCCGTGGCAGTAATAGGGCTGCTGCATCGGGTCGCAGCTCTGCTTGCAGGGTGTCCACGTTACGTCACGCGCCTCGTTACTGTGGCGCACCGCGCGGAAGCGCCGCAGCACGCCGCAGCGGTCCACGATCAGCGCCGCGTGCGGCGAGAACGTCGCGACGTCTGTTCCCGTGTTGTCCTGATACCGAGCCACCATCCAATAGAGCACCGCGAGATATCCGTCAATGTTCAGCGTTTCGGCCTGCAATGCTTGAAGCGTGCGCCCCTGCCGCAGCTCACTCCGCCGCGTCACGACCACGCTCTGGTAGCAGCGCGGGCAAACGATCGTCTCGTCGTCAAAAAAGATTTGCGCATCGTCGTCTCCCTTGTCGACGTAGCCGTCATAAATCTGCCCGTCCTCGCCCTGCCGCAGGACGATGCCACTCGTACCGCTATCGTTGACATAGCCCGCAAAAAACTCTTCTCCGCAGTTTGAGCAGGTGCAGCGCGCGCCCCAGCGGCGCTTCCGAGACTTCTCCCAGCGGCCCCAGTCTTCTGCGTCCATGATCTGCGCAATAGGATCCGCAGTCTCCACGCTCTCACGGCTGTAAAGCATTATCCCTGTCCCGAGCACGTCGTTGTCGTAGATATCTTCCAGCACGTCGTTTTGCAGGTCTCCGCATGGCTGGAACGGCAGCTTGTCCGCCAGATTCTCCCACCCGGCGTCTGTGCGGCGGCTCATAAAAAGTCCGCAAGGTCCACGACCTTGCGCCTCTCCGTCCGCGGTGCTGCGTCTGTGCCGCGCTCCGGCAGGCCGAAAAACTCACGCAGGATGTCCTCGGCCTCCGCGGGCGTCACGCACCCGCAGTTGCCGACCTTGTTCTTTTTGGCTCGCTCGGCGATCTTCTTCTCCGCCGCCGCGAGCGTCATCTCCTTGTTCTGCGTCAGGTCTGTCAGCAGCAGTGCCGCCGCGGCCTCGTTGCCGCGGACCATATCTTTCAGCTGCTCGCCCACCATCCACACCGCCGAGCGCTCTTTCGGCTGCTGGCCCTCAATGGCGGCAATGGCATCTTGAATCGTACTCATTTCCCTTGCACTTCTTCCCCGCCGCATGCTATAATGGCGGGGAAGAAAATCTCCTTTCATGTGTGTTTTTTCTTCGTGGCGGTTGACCGGTGCCATCGGTCAACCGCCTTTTTCATGCGTTCGCGGCCTGCATGGCCCATTCCGGCATGGCGCTTTTGGCTCTCGTCCGCCGGTCCGGTACGTACAGCGGGCAGCGCACAACGCGGTAGCTGTCGGTCGTGTAGCGGTAGCACTTCTCGCCGTGCTCGTTTTTCGAGCCGTTGATCGTCGTTTTCTCCGCCTCCCAGCCCTTCACGGGCTCGAAGCGGATCGCATGCGTCACGGGATCTCGCTCCGTCCACGAGCAGCCGCCGCACGCCCGCGCGCACGACCAGCACAGCGTCGGCCGCGTCTGCGGCGCGATAAATCGCTTGTCATCCATGCGCGCTTCACTCTCCCGTCATCTCCACGGCGATCTTGCCGAGCACCGAGACGACCATCCATTCCGCCGCCAGCGCAGCGCCCGCGCGCGTCAGCTCATTCGCCAGCGCCCCGTAGGTGTCCTCGTTCTGGTCTTTGATGGCGTCCCACATCTCCTTGTGGACCTTTTCAAGGTCGCCTGTCGCCTTCTTCGCGCGCTCAAGATGAGCTTTGATCTCCGCCCAGCTCTCGTTGTCGCTCGCAAAGCCGCGCCCGCGCTCCTGCATCGTCGTTTCCAGCAGCTCCGCCGCCGTGTGCTCAAGATTGCCGAGCAGCTGCGCGCCCGAGGATAAATAGCTCATCTGCGCGCCCCTCTCTTTCTCCCCGGCTCGTCCAGCTTCAGGACAAACACCATCCCGCGCCACGTCAGCCAACCGGCGCCCACCGCTGCCAGCCACGTGACCGCCGGGTCGGTCTCCGCCGCCGCGGCCGCGGTCATGTCCGCCGCCAGGCACCCCGGTTCCAGCAGGCATAGCAGCAGTACCGCGATCCACAGCAGCACCGTCAGCCGCAGCAGCGCCGCCGCGTAACGCAGCGCTCTTTCTTCTCTTGTGCGATTCTTTTTCATGTCGTGCATCCTCCTAAAATTTTTCCAATCGCCTGGCTCACCGTGCCCACGCGCGTTTCGATGATCCGCTCCGCGTGGTCGGCCAGCATTTGCGACAGATCCTTGAGCTTGTATGCTTGCAGCTCGCCGTTCTTGTATTTGATGAGTAGCCCTGGGCTGATGTTGTAGGCCCAGGTGCCCGTCTTCGGGTTCTGCGCCGCAATGCCGAACGGCGCGCGCTCTTCCTGCAAGGCGTATCGGATCGTCACGTCCGACCACCCGATGAATTTTGCCGCCAGCTCCACCGGCACGTTGTTGTAGCGCAGGATGTCACCCTCGCTCGGCACGTCCGCCGTCACTCTTCTCGGCATATCGTTTCTCCTTTCATGTTGTGTGCAGAAGCACCCCGCAGGGGCGCGGCGTGTTGCTGAGTTCGTTCAAACGCCCACGGACGAACTCCTCGCGATGTAATCCCTAACGCCGTAGAAAACCGCCGCGTCGCTCTTATGGAGGTGATAAATAGAATTCTGTTAGAACTTTTTCGATAGTTGCGATTGTAGTTTCGACAAGCCTCCCCGCTCTGCTTGTTGTTTGCCGCGCCCCTGCGCGGTGCTTCTGCGTGGTTCTTGCCCTCACCCCGCCGCCATGCTATACTGGCAGCGAAAGGAGGTGATTAGTGTGAACTCATCCCCACTGAATGAAAAAGAATGCTTCCTTGTGATTCATTCTTTAGATGAGCTTTATGCGTTTCTTCGCAAAAGCGGCTCGCGTGATCGTTCTCTTTCGCGTTCCGCCATTTCGCAGAATCTTTCTGCGATCCTCAGCGCCAAAACAAAACTGCGCGCACTTCCCGCAAATGCTTCCGCCGATTTTTCGGCGCAGGAGCTCAAGGTCCTTTACTGGGCCGTGTACGAAATGCGGGATGCGATTCATTCGCAGCTTATCGAAATGCCGCTCGCTTCGCCGGTCCGCGGCAAGGCACAGGAATCTCAGCAAGCCTGCGACCGGCTTCTCCGCCTGTTCTCTGATCTTCTTGCGGAGGTTGGTATCGAAATCGAATCGCTGTTTCAGGACCCGTGAAATTTGTGCCCAGCAGTCTGACCAGCCTTGCTGTATCTGCACCGCCGAAGTGCCCGCTTCGGCGGTGCTTCTCTTTGCTTCGCTGCATCTGCTCCATTCCCTTCACCTCTCCTTTCCCCCTTACCGCGTCTGATAGCTACGTGGGTCGATGCCTAATAGGATGCAAATTGAGATATACTCGTCAGCCCTCAGTTCTCTACGCCCTTTCATGCTCGGCTGGAGGCTTGAGTACTTCACGCCTGCGCGCCTACACACGGCCCGCATAGTCATACCTCTGCGCTCGATTTCGTTCTTAATCATTTGTTCTGGTGTCATTAGTTTCTCTCCTTTCTTAACTTCTAAGATATATATGTAATATATCCTTAGATATTAAGAATGTCAACACCTTTTCTTTGATTTTAAGAAAAAAGTGTTGACATTCTTAATATTCACTTGTACCATATCTTCCAAAGGAGTTGATTATTATGGAAAAAGCCAGAATCTCTGCGCTACTTCGCAGCCAACGTTCTCTTTGTGGCCTGACCGTTGATGAAGTCGTTGAACGCCTCAAGCAATTTGGCATTGAACTTTCGCCGAAAACTTTATACGGATATGAAAACGGGGTCAGTATGCCTAACGTCCCGATTTTCATTGCGCTTTGCGACATTTACCATGTCGGCAATATTATAGGTGCTGTTTCAGGAGATGCTCCACAGAAAATTCCGCCTGCAACGCTTGCAAAAGAGGATTGGACTGTTGACCAATACAACGATTTCTTTAATGCTAAAGGCGTCCTTGAGAAAGTCTTTCTTCTTATGGATTGGGGTATTCCGAGCTTTTCTGGCTACGAAAGCAAACTTGCGGATTGCTTCCCATCGAATGCAGAGGCAGCTAATTTTGATAAGCTCTACTCTGCATTTATGAAGCTCGACGAACTCCCGCAGGGAATAATTCTTGATCAAATTGAAAGTTTGGCAAACAATCCGAAGAATTGCAAAGAAAAGTATCGTTCTTCAGCCCCTACCGCAAAGTCGGGCGCGTGATTCACGTCGACTTCCGCAGAAAAGATTAAAGTCCCGCCACCGGTAAAAATTCCCAGCAAAGGAGGTGCTGCTATATGAAACGCGCAAATGGCAGCGGCTCGATCGTCAAGCTATCCGGCAATCGCCGCCGCCCCTATATGGTCCGCGTCTCCGCGCGCGATGAATACGGACATATCGTCCAGCGCGCCCTCTCTTACCACGAGAAAGCCGCCGACGCCCAGGCCGCGCTCGACGAGTACAACCGCAACCGCCTCGAAGGCAAGGCCCCCACCGCCGACCGCATGAATGTTACCCTACAGCAGGTCTTCGACGGCTGGAATGCCCGCACTTATCGCAAACTGAATCCGAAGAGCATCGCCGCGCACAATTCCGCGTGGAATAAATGCGTCAGCCGGTACGCGGATCGAAAAATTCGCTCCATCACTCTGGATGACTGGCAGCAGCTTCTTGACGAACGCGAGGCGTCCGGTCGCTCGCAAAGCACGATCAATAACGTCGCGTCTCTGATCAAGCAGTTGTGCTCTTACTCGATGGAGCGTGATATCCTCGGCAAGGACTACTCGCAGTATCTTGATGTACCGTCCGTCGACCTAAAGAATCCGCGCGGCGCGCTGACCGATACGCAGCTCAAGAGCCTCGAAAAGCTCGCTGCCTCCGGCGAGCCCTGGGCCGATACCGTATTGATCCTCTGCTATACCGGCTTCCGCATTACCGAGTTTTTGACGCTCACCCGCTTTTCCTATCACCCCGAGGATGGCGGCTACCTGCAAGGCGGCTTGAAGACCGAGGCCGGGCGAAACCGCATTGTTCCCATTCACCCGAAGATTCGCCCCTATCTCGACCGCTGGCTCGCCCGCAACGGTGACACGATCATCTGCGACGAGAACGGTGCTGCCGTTGATTCCGACCGTTACCGTGCCTATTTTTCCGCATTGATGAAAAAAATCGGCATTCCGAACGCGACGCCACACTGGTGCCGTCACACCTTTGCAACACTGCTGCACACGGCCAATGTCGACGAGCTCACCGTCAAGTGGCTTATGGGACACTCCACCCGCAGCGATATCACGGCTCACTACACGCATGAGACGATCGCCGTCCTGCGCGCCGCCGTCCAGAAGATCGCTTGATTTTTATGCGCAAAATTTTCTTTTACCGAATGAACAATTATAATCCGTTAGTATCTCGTTAGTAACAAATTAGTAACAAAAATCCCGCCGAGCGCTGAAAAATCAAGGCTCTGCGGGATTTTTTTCGATAATGAAATATTATATCCCGTATTGGGAGTTATTGCAAGCATAATATGCTTGCAGATTCCCTGCACCGGTGCAGGGGTGCGGGA